AATAACGCCATCTTCGATAGCCACCCTGATTTGCTGGGAATAACTGGTGATCTGCTCAATCGCTTCCAGCAGGCGCTGATTAATATCTGCGTTATCCACTTCTTCCATATCTGCCAGCGGAACAAAAACGCCACCTGATGCCCTGGCTACTGAATGTGCCAGGTGATAGGTTCCTCCGGCACGTTGCAGTACCAGCGCCCACCCAATCGGGAAGATCTGATCACCACCAGTACGCAGGCGGTTAAACAGAGCATCTTTGGTGACATCCAGCCATTCCGCAGCTTCTTCATAACCGCCATGCAGACTGGAAATCGTCTTTTTAATCGCGGCCACCAGCCAGCGGGGCTGCTTTTCTACTTTCCATTCAGGTTCATGTCCCACGGATCTACTCCTTCTGCTGTGGTTACTATTACGCTGCCGATCTACTAATTTTTGATGGCTCATCTGGGAGACCATCACTAGGGTTTGGGTAAATATCAGGCCGTAGTTCATGAGGAGTTACGGACCATTTCCCTAACTCGCAAAGCTGTAAAACCCTTTCAGATGGAACCTGATTGTTAATGACCCAGTTAGCAACAGATTGTGTTGATTTAAAACCAAACTGTCGGGCTACTTCTGATAAGGATTTCCCCGCAGCTTTCACGGCTTTCTCGGTGATTTTTTGAGATGGCATATAGGACTCCTCTAACGTGTAGAGGAATAATGCTACTTTAAGTAGCACTTTGCAACTACTTAAAATAGAAATGACTACTCCATGTTATGTAAGTAAGCTTCTACCTATGGTAGAAGAACAAAAACACCCAGATTTCGCTAAGCGGCTGAATGAGTTAATGGCTGACAGGGGTATATCTGTCACTCAACTCACAGCTCTAACTGGCGTTACATATGAGATGGTGCGCCGGTACACAATCGGTGCTGCTAAACCTCGCTCTGCCGTTATGCAGAAACTGGCCAGAGCCCTAAGTTCATCAGCATCTTATCTAGAGTATGGTGTTGTCGATAAAGGAGACAGTAAGGCAATGGAAAGCATAAGCTCACCTGTAAACCCTGATGTATACCGAGTTGAAGTTCTGGATCTAAGCGTCAGCGCAGGGCCGGGAACCTATATGCTTTCGGACTATATTGAAGTGCTTTATGCCATTGAGTTCACGACAGAGCATGCCCGTTCCCTTTTTGGTAACCGTTCTCAAGATGACGTCAAGGTCATGACCGTTAACGGCGATAGCATGGCGCCCACATTGTCGTCTGGAGATCGGTTATTCGTCGATACATCAGTCCGCCACTTCCGGACTGATGGTGTCTATTCCTTTGTCTTCGGAAAGACATTTCACGTGAAGCGCCTGCAGATGCAGGGTAACAAGCTGGCTGTTCTGTCAGATAATCCAGTTTACGAAAAGTGGTACATTGATGAGAAATCGCAAGATCAGCTTTATATAATGGGTAAGGCATTGATTCACGAGTCGATTAAATATAACCGTCTTTAGTTTTCAGGGGAGATAAATGGCTAGCGAACAAGGCTTTGAGTTGATTAACATGGACATGTTAGTCTCTTACTTCTCGGAAAAGAATATCAATCTTAAATGTACTTTATGTGGGCATGATAGGCTAACAGTCCCCCAAGTCAGTGCAAGTGCAGGAATGCCATGCAATATGGCATTAGGAAGTTATGTAAATGTTTTTACAGAAAAAAGCATTTATTCTGACAAGGCTAACCAATATTATTTTTCACTGATATGTAATAACTGTGGAAATGAAACCCATATAAATGCGTTTACAGTTCTTAACTGGGTAAAAGAAAAATTCCCTGTAAATACGGAAGATGAAAAAAATGCCGACGCCGAACAATAATGTAGTACCATTTAATAGTGAACTACCCGCAATAAAACGACGCGGTGGAGATGGCGGAGGCGACGATATGCTTGAGAAACGTGTACAGAAGCTTGAAGATGATCTGGCAGCTATTCGTACTGACCTCGCGGTCATTAAGTCGAATTACGCAACCAAAGAAGATATCGCCTCTATTCGAATAGAGGTTCACCAGTCAATCGCAGCACAAACAAAGTGGCTAGCAGCAACAATGCTGGGGATAACAGGGCTTGCGATGGCAGTAGCCAAACTAATTTTCTAACCCGGCTCACCCCGGGTTTTTATACCCCCTTTCTCACCATTAAAGCTGAGTCACGCAGTATCCCCTTGTGGATCACATTCCCTACCACTTTGCGTTTTGACTCCAGATACTCAACGATATTGTCACGGTTGATTTCGATCCCATCAATGATTAACTGAATCACTACACCACCAATCTCACCCGCAATGAAAGCTGCGCGGTCCTCTTCCAATTCATCACGATCCATAGCACTACCCTATCTGCTGTTTTTTTAATCATAGCACCATCTATTGGTAAAATAAATTATGTTTAAATTCAGTAAGTTAATAGCAAACAAGTAAGCGAATCAATTTTTCTACTTTTTGTAGTTGATTTTTACTACTTTAAGTAGCAAGATTATTTCAACGATAGCGAACAGGCAGGACGCCCACGAAGTAGCCGCCGGTGGCATACGAATGACCGGATGATTCGCTGAAAGGTGTCTTCGGGAGGGGTTGCGGAACTGGGTTGACCACCAGCAACAGATAACTCAGCCGACAACACGGAGCCGTTTAACCCACGGCGTCGGAGTGTAAATACCGTAGGGGTTGTACCGACTGGTCATCGGTGCCCCGCCCGAAGATACCTGTAGCCAGTGCAAGCGATATTCTGGCGGCCCGTTCCATTACGTTAGCGGAAACCGCCAGCTTTTTCAGGAGAGCAACAGATAAGAGTTTTTCCGCGCGGTAAAGCGCTTCTGTAAGAGAGAGAACTCTTATCGTTGTGGTGAATGCGGCTCAGCGCACGCGGGTAAGGTTGAAGCTGACAGTCGATCCTCTGTAGTTAAGCACCCGTCTGGCGTGCAACCTTCGCCAGATACCGGGAGGCACCCGGCACCACAACGTTATTGCTGTGTGAAGTCTTGTCGGCGTCCGGCTCTTCCAACAACAGGAGGAAGGCGACAGTGTTCTGCCGTGACGCCGACCTTTTTACACAACAGAAAAGAGCATCTCCGCGCGACGGGCTCATTACCCAATCCACCCGGAAGCTGTTACAGCAGGTGCTCTTTTCTGTTTTGTGGAGAAACCAACTGGCGGTGGCAACCGCCATCTTGAGGGGTTAACGATGAATGATGACCGCATGACCGTAGTGCCCGACTTTCTGGGCGAACTGGATGCCGGAGTGTTCATGAACAAAATCGCGGCAGCGCTGAATACTGTCGGATTAGGCGTTCTGAATAACGGCAATAAAGGCAAGGTAGTCCTCACCTTTGATTTTGAGCGCATGGGAAATTCAGTCGAAGAGAAGCGCGTCAAAATTAAACACAAGCTGCAGTACAGCACTCCGACGCCGCGCGGTAAAGCGTCAGAAGAGGACACAACAGAAACCCCAATGTGGGTTAACAAGGGCGGAAAGCTCACCATACTGCAGGAAGATCAGGGTCAACTGTTCAGTATTAAAGGCACTACTGACGGAAAGCTTAAAGCGGCTCAGTGAACCGCAGCTAACCAATTCACTGCCACCACTTCGATCATTAGTTAATAAGGAATTTTTATGTCTCAGTTAGACAGCGGCACTTTTCAGCAGGTAAAAGACCTGGTTCTTTCTGGCTATCACCTGAACGATATTCAGGGGCTGGCTTGCCCGACAGCATTATTGCCTGCCGGGACAGGTGTTGAAAGCCTCGAACGCTTTGCTCTGGAGCGTTTCCGCTTCCGCGGCGCCATGACTACCACCAGCATTGAAGACTTTGTCCGTTATTCAAAGGGCTATGCCAGTGCAACCGAAAAAGCACGCTGCTTTATTGATGCTGACCATATGACAGCTCGCTCAGTTTTCAATATTGGTACGCTGGATAACCCCGGTCATGCAGACAACGTTGCTTCTATCACGCTGAAACAGACTGCACCATTCCGCGCCCTGCTCCAGATCAACGGGGAACGCCTGAAACAAAAACAGATCGCCGAATGGCTTGAAGACTGGAGCGATTATCTCCTGGCGTTCGATGCTGACGGTAACACAATGCAGATTTCACAGGCTGCCCAGGCTGTTCGCCGCATTACGATCCAACAGGCAACCCAGCAGGATCATGAAGATGGCGATTTCAGCGGTAAGAAATCCCTTATGCAAAGCATTGAGGCCAGCAGCAAAGACGTTATGCCGGTGGCTTTTGAGTTCAAATGTGTTCCATATGAGGGTCTCGGTGAACGTGCGTTCAGCCTCCGCAACAGCCTGTTGACCGGTGATGAACCTCGCTTTGTTCTGCGTATCGTACAACTGGAAGCGCAGGAAGAAGCGATCGCCAATGAATTCCGCGACCTGCTGATCAGCAAATTCGACGGTGAATCAGTAGAAACGTTCATCGGTAACTTTAAAGCGTAATTGCTCTGCATTAAATCCCCGGCGCCGCGGGGATTTATTGAAGCGTAATTCTGTTAATTATCGCCACTCGGCGAGGGATTCGCACAACCAAAATTCACGCGGTGCAGCGCGAAATAAATTATAAGGAGAACCAACGATGAGTTTTATTCAAACACTTTCAGGTAAACAATTTGATTATCTCAGCGCAACTATTGACGATATTGATATTGAAGATATCGCCGTGGCGCTTTCCAATATTTGCCGCTTCTCCGGACATCTCCCTGAATTTTATAGCGTGGCGCAGCATTCCGTACTGTGCAGCCAGCTTGTATCACCGGAGTTTGCCTTTGAAGCCCTGATGCACGACGCAGCCGAAGCGTATTGCCAGGATATCCCTGCCCCATTAAAAGCGTTACTGCCTGATTATCGCGAGATTGAGAAACGTACCGATCAACTGATCCGCTTTAAGTTTGGCTTGCCACTGGAAGAAGCCAGCGTAGTGAAGTATGCAGATCTGACCATGCTGGCAACTGAACGCCGCGATCTGGATATTGATGACAGTATTCCCTGGGTAATACTGGAAGGTATCCCCCCGACAGATTTATTCGAAATCTACCCACTTCGCCCCGGTCAGGCTTTCGGCCTGTTTATGGCCCGCTTTAATGAACTGATGGAGCTACGCCAATGTGCTGCATAAAAGATAAAGAGTCTGTAGTGAAGGCAATCAGATCAAGACGTTTGTGGGAGCGCGTTGAAGGCGGTGCAGCATGACAGTCCATACATTGAAGCAATGCCGCCCGGACCAGGAAGAAACTGAGTATTTCTGGAAGCTGTTTCATGCGGCACAACGAAATGATGCTCGCTGGCACGGTAGTGAAATCAGCATTATCGCCGATGAGCTATCCCGGACGGATTTAGATCGTAACCAAAAACTGTTCCTTCTCCGCTCCTGGCAAGTGCTGGTAGACGACAAAGGTGGATTCGGGCGCTTTATGGGTGCCTTTGATACTTACGTCTACAACATGCAAGACCCGGATGATGACTGCGTAGCGTGGAAGCCTGAACTTAGCAACCTGCTGTGTGACGGGCAATTGTTGGACGTGGTTATCGATGCTTATCAGTCTGCTCGGCAGCGCATAGCAGAACTGGAGGCGCGGACGGTCAACCTGTCAAAACGCAGCGTTGGCGAAGTCATGCACATGAGCGGATTCAGCCGGGATTATGCCGAGGGTTGGTGTGCTGGTAATGACAATGCGATACACGAAATACGCACCGCTGGCATCAAGGTTAAGGGGGAGTGATATGGCTACTTTGACGAAACAGGAAAAAGCCTGGGTAAAGAAACTCAATAAGCTACTGGCGGAGTGTCCCTCAAATCGGATCGCGTTTGCGACGACTGGCGATTGTGAAGTATCGCTGTTTGATGTGACTCGCTATGACGAAATTTTTGATGAAGTAGAGAAGGGGAAAAGAGAATTTATCCCTTCCGCTATGCGTATCGGCGCAACCTTTAATGAGTGCCTGACATTTCCTAACCAGGTTGAAAGCACGGCAGGCTGAGGACTAACCCATGACCACTATTACCAAAGAATGGCTACAGCAAACTATCGCTGAATTTGAAAACACTCGCGACGATATTCCGTTTGGTCTCGACGATGATGACGCCAAAATTTTGTTGGTGTTGAAGCGGGCGCTGGCATCGCTGGATGCTGAGCCCGTGCGATACCTGAATAAATTTTCCGGTACATGCGTGACGTTAGAGCAGCAGTCAAACGCTGCAGATGATGTTGCCGTGTATATACCGCTCTACACAGCACCGCCAGCGCCGGTAGTGCCGGAAGAGGCTTACAGCGACGACTGCCCTGACTTATACGCCAGTCAGCCGGAAGCTTGGGCTGCTGGCTGGAACGCTTGTCGCGCTGCCCTGCTTCATGGTGCCGAACCTGTAAGCCAAACTTACGAGTTGCCACAAACGCAGTTTGAGCAGGTTGCTGACCTCTACGAAATGCAATTTGATGATGGGCGCACCTGCGCATTCCACACAGATGGTGCAAAAGCTGCTCAGTGGTTGCTCGCATGCGATGGTAATAAGGTGCAGGAATACGTCAGGCTTGAGCGCTATCATGAGGCTCTTATTGGCAACTCTCCGGTAATTCCGGATGATTGGGTTATGGTGCCGAAGAAACTAACTGCTGAGAACGGTGCCAAGAGTTTGCTATCCGGTGAGTTTTTAGAAACTACTTTTATAAGCTTTCCTGAATGCTTGGCCGACGAAGAATGCGAAAGCTGCGACGGCAGCGGGCGAATTAAAATTGAGGTTCCTGTCAGCTGGACGACGATTAAGGCTATTTGGAATAAAGGCGTTGAACATTTTCGTAGCAGCACCGCAACAGGGGACAACTAATTTATGAATAACTTGATGATCGACCTTGAAACTATGGGTAAAAAACCTAACGCGCCTGTTGTCTCCATCGGTGCTGTGTTCTTCGATCCGCAAAGTGGTGAAATTGGACCTGAGTTCTATACCGCCGTTAGCCTTGAAAGCGCAATGGAACAAGGTGCCGTTCCTGATGGCGATACCATTCTATGGTGGTTAAGACAAAGCCCGGAAGCGCGAGCGGCTATTTGCGCTGATGCAGTATCTGTTACGACCGCGCTTATTGAGTTCAATGACTTTATCACCTGTCACGCCGACGATTTGAAATACCTGAAGGTATGGGGTAACGGTGCCAATTTCGATAACGTTATCCTGCGTGGCGCTTTCGAACGTGCCAGCCTCCCCTGCCTGTGGAATTACCGGAACGATCATGACGTCCGCACGATGGTTACTTTGGGTCGTGCAATCGGCTTCGATCCCAAACGTGACATGCCGTTCGAAGGCGATATGCACAACGCGCTGGCTGATGCCAGGCATCAGGCGAAATACGTTTCAGCTATCTGGCAGAAACTGATCCCGCCCACCAGCAACAATATCTGATTTAAACCGGGTGCAGCCGGTTAGATGGAGAAGCAACTCATGAGCGATCGCTTCCTGACTGAGGAGGAACTGGAAGATGCTACAGGAGCAAGCCAGAAGTCACTCCAGAAAGAAGTATTAACGCTGAACGGTATTTATTTTATAGAACGCCGGGACGGTTCAATCAGAACAACCTGGTATCATATAAATCACCCAGTTTCGCGCCTTCTTCCACCAGCAGGGTATCAGCCTGTACCAGGCATGAATTTTGACGCTATAGAGAGTTAACATGGGTCGCAAACGTGCGCCCGGTAATGAGTGGATGCCAAAGGGTGTATTCTTTCGCCCTTCTGGTTACTACTGGAAACCGGGAGGATCAACAGAAAATATAGCTCCAGCTGATGCAACTAAAGCTGAGGTCTGGGTGGCTTACGAAAAAAAAGTTGAGGGTAGAAAAAACAGAATTACATTCACACAATTATGGCGAAAATTTCTTGCCAGTGCCGATTATGCTGATCTGGCCCCAAGAACGCAGAAAGATTATCTGGCACATGAGAAATATATACTTGCCGTATTTGGTGATGCCGAAGCTAAAGCAATAAAGCCAGAACATATCCGGCGTTATATGGATGCCCGTGGGCAAAAAAGCCGTGTCCAGGCGAATCATGAACACAGCTCTATGTCGCGCGTATTTCGTTGGAGTTATCAACGTGGTTATGTTCCTGGTAATCCTTGCGTTGGTGTGGATAAGTTTCCTAAGCCTCAACGCGATCGATATATTACCGATGAAGAGTACAGAGCGATATATAATAACGCAACGCCAGCCGTCAGGGCTGCAATGGAAATAGCTTATTTATGTGCTGCCAGAGTTTCTGATGTATTGAAAATGAACTGGAATCAAATACTGGAGAAAGGAATTTTTATTCAGCAAGGAAAAACCGGAGTTAAACAAATTAAATCCTGGACAGATCGCTTACGTGATGCCGTTGAAATATGTCGTGAATGGGGAGAGGAAGGCCCTGTTATCAGGACTATGTATGGCGAGCGTTATTCTTATAAAGGATTTAACGAGGCGTGGAGAAAGGCGCGAAAGGCTGCGGGGGATGATCTGGGACGTCCTCTTGACTGCACTTTCCACGATCTAAAGGCAAAGGGGATTTCAGACTATGAGGGAACGGCGAAAGACAAGCAGAAGTACAGTGGCCACAAAACCGAATCCCAGGTTCTTGTTTACGATCGCAAGGTGAAAATGAGCCCAACCCTGGACAGGAAGCGTTGA